AAGAATTGCGTCTATGATAGAGCCGAAAGCCATAGTGTGACCCTCCTTATTTCTCTAGTTCTTTGCGCTTCTGAATGATTGACGTGAGAGGACTAACGTAATCCCCTAGTGCTGGTTGGTTTTGTCCTGCTGTTACTGGTGCGAACTTTGAGTAGTCATAGCTTGCAAGTTCTGGTGCTTGGAATTTAACTTGACCTGCTGGTTGTACTGCGCCTATATATTGTTTACCTAAGTTATCTACTTGTCCGAGAATTGTACTGATACGATCACGAATAGGAGCAACACCTGCTAATGCTTGAGCTGCGTTGCCACCCATGAGTGAGCTTTTCTGTAGCTGAAGTTGTGCGAGTTGGTCTTGTAAGCTTGCTTCTTTTCCTAAGATACCTTGTTCTAGTTCTTGTTCCTTGAGTCGTTTCCTGTTTGTAAGGTCGCTACCAAATTCATCATATTGACGAGTAGTATCTGACCATGAAGTATCTAAGCCTCTTTGATTCTTACCGAAAGAGTCTTGTGTTTCACCGAATCGCATAGCAGCTTCTTTACCTACTACGAATGGAAGAAGTGTGTCTAATGCTGATGAACGTCCTGCACCTGCTGCACCTAATGCTCTACGCCCTGACTGGTACATGTTGCCAGCATCTCTACGAATACCTGAACGTGAGTCTAGGTATGAATTAGTTGAGTCTGTCTTAGCTGTGTTGTAGTCACGTTCTGCTACTGCTTTATCTGCTTGTCGTTTATTCTCAGCTTCCTGCCAACTGTTCAAAATATTTTCTAGTCCGATACCACGCTGGTTGCTTAGTTGTCCTATACCTTGATTGACTGAGCCTATTTGACTGTCTATGAATGCAAGGTCGTTCGGGTCGTATGAGCTACCACCACCTGTTGAGCCACCACCACCAAGTCTTGATGTGCTAGAGTTCTGGTCCATCCATGACTGTACTTGTGGGCTATATTTATTATTGTATGATGTTGAGTATTTAGTATTTAGACTTTGTATACCTTGAGGACCATACCAGTAGTTCTCTCCGGTATCATCTTGTACGGATATTTGACCTCTGTCGTTTTTAGTATACCCATAAGGGTCGCTAACAAACTGGTCGTTAACTCTTTGGTCATCACCAGTTACTTGCAGTAAAGCTCGTGCTTCTTGAGCAGGAAGCCCTGTGTTATTTGCGAGGCTTTGTAAATAGCTTCGATATGATGGTTGCATGTTTCACTCCTTGGGTTGGAGAGAAACGAGATCAACTAATTGACAAATAAGTTGACTACTGAGGTGTTGTCAACTATGTAGCAAATTCCAAAGCCTGTTTTTACATAATCACTACTTAGCATAGATTCTTTATGTGTTTTGCTATTAAGCCATGACTTAACAAGTATTTCCGGTGTTCTAGTATTGAGTGCTAGATTTTCAGCACCTTTTTCATATTCACCATAATACCTATTTATGTAGGTTTCGGGGGTGTTGCCATTACTTAGTACATGTTCCCACTCATTAAACTTCGACATATCATCACACTTAGCTTGTGCAGATTGGTTAAGCCTATCATCTATTACTAGTGGCTTAACGCCTACTTTTGCACGTTCTGCGTTTACTAGTTCAAGTATCGTTTGTGCGTCTAGGGGTTCTTCTACGGTTTTTTGCTCTGATTCTGGTACTTGTACCGACTCAGTAGCTGTAACAGACTGTACAGGCTTGTCTGTTGGTCTGAATACGAATATGCCTAGGGCTATGACTGGTATGAGTAGTAAATATCTTTTCATACTATACTATCAGTATACACTATCTGTCAATACTAGTTTCTCGTTTCTCTCAATTTTTAAGCTTTTCTATTCAATTACTAACTGTTTAGTAGTTGTAAGATAGCTTTCTTCGGGATTCGGTGTGTCCGTTGTCTAAGTTCCGTTGATCGGTTGCTTGTGAATACCTACTATCGTACATTCTCTCCTTATAGTTCCGTTGTTCGGTGATACCTTCTGTATGTCAGTGGGGTGAGAGTTTATCTATATATAGTATAGCAAAATTATTACTTTAAGGCTATGAACTGACCTGTGCGTGAAAAAAGGTAAATTGATTGTCGTTCTACACTTTCAACGATTTCACTAGTCAATGATGGGTTATCTTCAAGTAAGCGTTTCTTGTACTTCTTGAACCATAGAGCAGGACGCATAGGTGAACTTTGTTCTAATTCAGGTGTAAAATTTTCCTGCCAGTAGTACTCGAAATCTTCTCTTAGTTTATCTGATTCGGCAAATTGCTTTAGATTATGTAATTCTTGCCACTTCTGTTTAAGAGTGTAGTACCCCGTATGAGTAACTATTTTCATAACCTTATTATACCATAACAGTCAAGATCGTGGATTTCGAATGGTATTGTTTTCTTACCTGTTTTAGTGTCAGTAATTATAAACTTCATACCACCAATATAGCACACTTACACACTTATTTCAAGCCTAAGAATTTCACCGTTGTAAGAGTCTTCATAAGCTGTGCATGTTCCTCAACTGTAAGTCCACCAGTTGCACCCATGTCTACTATGGCTTGTACTACTTCGTTTACGATCTGTTCTACGGTTGCAGTACCTTCATTTACGTAGATAGTAGCTGCCATAGAGAGCCTACCTTTAAGGTCTGCGGTTAATCCACCACTACCAGATAAGTTAGCGAATAGGTTAGACAACAAGCCTAGAGAAGCGGTAAGGTCGCCACTACCTGCTAGGTCTGCTGCCATTTGAATCGTACCTACCATTGAACCAGTGAGTGAACCTGTACCTGCGAGTGCGGCAATCATACTCGTTACAAGTGATAGTCCAGCTGTGTCTACTGTTCCTACACCTGCCATAGCTGCTTCGAGTGCTTTACCTAGTGAGAGGGATGTAATATCTAAGTCACTTGTTCCGTTTATCAGAGTAGTCGAAGATAGCTCACCGCCCTTTTCTGCAAGGTGGTATGAGTATGGTGGCTCTGTACCTGTAGACATTGAGGAAGTAAGCGGTAGTCCACCACCTTCTGATTCACCATAGTACATCTGTAGGTTTTGACCTGACCCACCAAAAGCGCTTCGGCAATTAGAAACTTGAGTACCACCTATAAAGGTCGCTGGGTTTTTCAAGATAACTGAGTAACTGCCTAGTAGTGCCATGTTAGTTCCAAATAAAATCTAAGTGACCTGAAAATGCTGAGTTAGCTGGGGTTGCTGCACCACTACCGAGTAAACCGTAAATGGCTGCACCGTCATAGATACGAGGTAAGCTTGGGAGTTGATTTAAGAAATCTCTCTCTGCTGCGACACCCAATGTAGTTATAGGGAATCTAGCAAGTTCTTTGTATAGAGCTACACAGTACGTTCCTGATACATACGAGGTAGAGTTCTGAATTGTGTTGATTTCTGCGATGCCTGAGTCACCAGATTGTCGAGGTACTGCGAAGTTATATTTACCTGCACCTGTTGCACCTGTGTATAGGATGTGACTGTTTGAGGCTGCTGTTTTACCTACTGGAAGTACCGTTGGTGTTGCTCGTGAGGCTACTTGTGAGCTGTTTGTGTAACCTAGTGAAAGGTTAGGAGTTGCTGCGCCCATAGCTGTTGCTGCTGGGTTAAACATGATAGCGTTAAGACCTGCACCGTTTGTGTAGCGAGGTAGTAACCAAGTTACGGTGTGAGTTCCTGTACCAGCGTCAGTGATGTTTATTTGAGTACCTGCTACTGCGTTTGCGTATGTAGTTGCCAGTTTGAACGTCGTGTCAGACACTTTAATTACATAGTAATCAGTAGCTGTAGCTAGCCCACCAGGTAGTGTTGTGGTGGTCGTAAGACGTACACGTGTACCAGTTAGTACGTTAGACGGAATGTTGGCTGTTGATGTCCAAGTACAAACATCCGTGCCTGCATCTGCTGTAAATGTGTCTGACTGACCCAAAGTATTTGTAGTAGCTTGTGCAGTTGTCGTGGTAACAGATGTAACACGGTAGAACCCTACTACGTCTATAAGAGTTACAACTGATGGTTGTGCGGTAGCTGCTGCGCTAACTGCTGAACCGCTTAATAGATATTTGTTATAGGTTGGCTGTACGTTACCGCCATGAGGGATAGAGCTTGCTGATGTGGTTGTGTCTTTAACTGCCTGAAAGGTTAAGTTAGAACCAGCGTCAAATATAGCGTCTGGCCCTGGGTTTCCGTTACCCCTAAATAGTGTGTGCCACTCGTTAGCTACTGCTGCTGCGGTAGGGTTCATGTTTTTAGACCAGTCGGCTCTCCATGTTTGTCCGTTAGTCTGCGCTTGTATTATTTGGTCACGTGATGCGAATCCTGGCATAATATTTCCTTTCTTATGTCCAAATTACTTTTATATCGCCCATTAAAGCTGTCGCCGCCAGCGTACCTTGTGGCAAGCAGAGAAAACTTAAATAGGCATCATCGTATATTCGTGGTATTACACCAGCTTCCATGAAGTAGTCTTTTTCTACAGGTGCAGTTATTTCTCGTATGACAGATGTTCCAATCGGTTTGACCAGGATTAAAGTCATAAGACCTACGTCTGCATTAATCATTACTACTGAGTCAATACTTCTAACACCTGAATCACCAGCTTGTAAGCCTATAAATGGCATTGACGAGGCGTTATTGTTTACACCGTTGGCTTGTAATGTTCCTAAAGCTGCTGCTGAGTTCTGAAATACTGTTCGTGATACTCTACCTGATACACCGTCTGAGTTCGTGTAGGTAAAGTAAAAGCTTGAACCACCAGTTCTACCAGCAACGGATACTGCTATGACTTGCACCCCTTCACCGTCTGTATAGCGAGGCAAGGTAACAGTGTTATCCATAATCTGTTCATCGGTAACTGAATCATCTATAGATGGGTAGTAAAGTAGGTAGTCGCATAGAATCATTGTTAAAGGTAGTGCGGTAGCAGCGGTAGCTAAGCTTGTTGTAAGTCGTAAATACTTCTCACTAGGAGATACACCACCACCATGTTCTAGCCCACCGTCTGCTGAATAGCTAATCTGTTTTGCTATAGCTGGAGGAGCATCAAACCAATACTTAGGTACTGGTCGCCCTGGACTCATAGATAAATCGAACCATAAACCAGCAGTAGTCACCTGTGATGGTGTCTTACGCCATGTGTACTGACGAACTTTGCCGTCTAGTTCTGCGTCTACTAGTTGTTTGATTCCAGTTATCATTATTTAAGCGTTCCTTTACCATTCATGACTACGCTCATGTCTGCAATGATTGGTTTCTTAGTTTTATCTGTCATGATTAGTCCTCGGAAACCACTAATGCGCCTGCTGCGAATTGAGGCTGGATACCACTAGATACTGAACGTGATGCACTTAATGCACCGCTATAAAGAATCTTGCTTGTACCTGATACTGCTGTCGTGATTGAAACGTGTGTGATAGTTTCTGAACCACTTGAACATTCAGGGAATTGGATTAGGGCTGCATTCTCTGCTTCGTTAGCTGTAACTGTCCAACCTGCACCACTTCGAGCTACTGCCTGTCGTGCGTATGAACCGTATGCTGATTCGCTGGTTGCTGCTGTACCTGCTTCACCTGGGTCTGCTGTGTGTAGTGCTATGTATAATGAACCTGCGGTAGCTGAGTTCTGTAGTCCACCTGCATCACCTACGTCTGCTATGTCTGTGTTATTGAAAATGAGAAGTAGCAAGTCATTTTCAAATATGTTTGATTTACTCATTATTACCTTTCGTTAAAACGCCTCGTCGAAGCGTTGATATGTTAGTGTTGCTCTGTCCGTCCACGCATCCGTGTACGATGTAACCAAGACATTGTTTGTCTCAGTCGCATAGGATACTGATGTTGCTGTGAGGGATTTAACTAGCCATGTACCGTCAGGCTTTGTATAGCCAAAGTACGAGGTTGTATCTTCTTCAATGTCGTTAACTGAGAAGTCTGCTAGGGTTGATGCGCTTGCGGTTATTGAACCGGTGATAGGTACAGCTCCACCTTGCAATTCAACATATACAGGTTTACCGTCTGCATCCTGATACGGTGTCGTGTGACCACCTGATCCGCTACCACCTACACGCTTTTCTGCTATTTCTTTTAATAACTTGTTAGACTTTTTCTGTTCGTCTACTAGTGGGGTGATGTCTGTTGCAATAGGTTCTGGAAATACCTGTTTTCGGATGGCTTCAACTACGTCTTTTAAGCCTTTTTGTAACGTCGCAAAATCTTGCTCTACGTTGACGATAGGTGCATCTACGTTTACGACTGGTGAAGCTACTTTAATATCTGGTTGCTTCTTGTTTGCAAGTCGGTCAATAGCTTGCTCTAGGCTAGAAATCTCTGAGGATAGTTCATTTAAGTTAGATACTCGTACTTCTTCACGTTGTTCCGGTATCTCAATCTCTTTTGAACTTACTTCTATGAGTTTGTTAAGACGGTCTACTACTTCTGAGAAATCAGCATTCTTTAGCTTCTTAAGTGTCGAGTGCATATCATTGACTGCGCTCATTACTTTAAATGCGTCTGGTGTGCCTATCTCTTTGAGTTGGTTTACAACTTCAGTTTTAGATGTATGCCCTTGCAGAAAACGTACTAAAGCAGAAATAGCCTGAACGTTATTCTGGTCAAGTGACTGTAACCCTTGCACTATTGCTTGGTTCTGGTCAGCTTGAGCCTGTAGTTCGGCTTTGCGTCTGTTCTCTTGTCGTAGTTTGTCTATAGCTGGATTCATAGTTTTAGGTGAGCAGTTTTAACTCATGCTCAGGAGTTGCTATTAAGCTGTTCGAGTCCAAGCGGCTAATGGGCCTTTTACTTTGGTTACGTTCCATGCCTTAGCTGTGTTTGCAGCACCACTCGCAAGTGTGATTTCGTCACCGACTCTACCTTGAGCTTTGACGTAAGTTACACCTTTGTTAATAGCTGCTGTGAAACCGTTGCCAGTTACACCATCACCAGATGCAGGAGTCAATACGAAGCCTAAGCTAGCGTCATCACCTGATCCAACTGTGCTACCTTGTGGTACACCACCGTTACGGATTGTTAGTTCTGCACCAGCAAGTACTGTTGCTGAAGCTGGAGCTGTTAGAGTAAGACCATCAACTATGAGGTTCTGTACCCAGCCAAACTCCGTTGCTGCCAAAGTTTTGTTCTCTGACACGTTAATCCATAGACGACCATCTGTACCGACATATGGGGTTATTGGGTTTGCCATTGTTATTTGCCTTTCTTATCTGAGGTTTCAGCCTTCGTAGCTTTTTTGGCTAGTTGGTCTGCTCGCCATTCTTCAATGCTTTTAATCCACTTACCGCCCATTCGGACGAGTGCATCTGCTTGAGGGAATGATTCTGCTGGAAAATCTACCTTATCGCCTTCTGCGTTTTCTATCTGGTAGAGTCCAGTCTTACTGCCTCGTTCTGGTTTGTTAAAATTTTCTTCCATACGTATCTCCTATTTATTAGGTTGTGATAGTATAGATACCCTTACCTGCTTGTGTTGGAATGAAGCAGTCGTAGTAACGACGACCTTCCGCTACAGCACCGTCAATACCTTGAACATCTGTCAAGACACGAACACTGTTGAACTTCATAGGAACAACAAGTGCTTTTTCGTTTACAAACAAGAAGTGAACGCTTGCTGGTAAGTAACCAGTAGGTACTAAACGAAGTTCTACTCCGTCAACCATTCCGATTGTTCCAGTCTTAGCGTCTGCATAGCTCTTGTCACAGTCACGTACGAACTCTGCATCTCGCTTTAGCAAGTTGTGAGCTGTTGTGCCTAAGAAACAAACGTTCTTACCTTTAACTTTGTTGTTGAATAGTGCTGCTGCACCGATCAAGAAGTTCTGGTAAGCGTTGTTAGTTGCAAGAGTGACACCACTTGTAGTCTGTGAAGCAGTTACAGCGTAAGCTGCTGCTGTCGTGAAGATGTAGATGTCAGTGTTAGGGACTGATACTTCACGTACCTGTCGCTTAACTGCTTTGTTAGCTTCTTGTACCATTTCTGAATCTTCCAAGTTTCCTCGGTCAACTGTGAATGTAAAGCTTTTATCTTGTGAAAGTGTGAAGGTTTGAGTACCTGTACCAAGTTCGACTAATGCACCAAATCGGTTTGTACCGCTTCGTACGTAGTCATTTTCGTCTACAACGTTTACGTTATAGATTGTGCAAGAGTTGTTACCGTTGAACTCAAGGCGGATGCCTTTGTTTACGATGTCGCCAGTAAGCATCTCTTGGTAGTTGCGCTCGTCAATTTTGCCGAGTACTTTTGAAGAATAGTTCTGTGCCATTGTTAGTTTCCTTTATAGATAGCCAGCCCTACTCAAATTTTTGTTAATCTTCCGAATCCCATAAATCTAATAGAGGGTCTGACTTCTTCTTTTGAGGAGCGACACTGTTACCTGATGGTTCAGCACTTGCAAGGTTTCTTATGGCTTGCTTCGTGCCTTTAGCCTGTTGGACTTTTGCATCAAGATTCCAGTCTTTCGCCCACTCTTTAGCGAATTTGTAAAAAGATTCGTTCACTCCTACAATGTCCGTTGGTCGCTGTGGGTTTACTTGTACGTGCATAGCTTCATAACTAGCTTTCATACGGTCAAACTGTCTGCTGTTAAACGTGTCCTTGTTAGGGTTGAACATTGCTAATGACTCGTCAGATAAAATAGATTCCCAGTCGTTCTCAATCTTAGATACATTCGTTTCTACGACTTCGTAGTAACGGTCTAAGTTGCGTTGTTCCTCGTTTGCTTCTATCTTCCTAAGTCTTAGCTCGCCATCATCGTCCTCTGCATCTTGCAAGTATTCTTGCTGTTTTGCTTGAAGCGTTTGAGCTTCCTGTAGACGTTGTTGCTTGCGAGCTTCGGCTTGTTCCCTGCGCCATTTCGCCCAATCACTATTGGATGCGTCTGGTGCTGGTTTGCCGTCAGTTGATTCTTCCTCTACATCCGTTTCCGTAGATTCTTCAGTGTCAGAGTCATCTTTACTAGCTGACTGTTCAGCCTCAACTTCCTCGTCATCGTCAGTTGCGTTAGTTTCTTCAGCTTCGGTATCCTCTACCTTGCTCTCTGTTTCTGCACTTTCTGTCGTTTCTGTTTCCGTTGGTTCATCGAATGGGTTTGCGAACTCATCGATGTCGTCTGTATCAGACATATGCACTCCTTTTTAACTGCTTAATTAACGGGTCGCGATCCCTTGACGTAGCGGAGGTGCTACTAACGACAGACAACTATTTTGGTTATCTGTCAGTAGTAGAATCTTCTTCTAGCTGTTTTGCGAAGCGTGGTGCGTATGTGCTTAGAAATGCTTTAATCTCTCCTTTCTTGTTGGCTAGTAACTCGCTTAATAAATCCAAAGCAATCAAGGCTGTATCAGTAGTTGGGTTAAGGTGGCTGTATTCTTTTACTACTTGGTGTACTGTTTTAACTGAGTCACACTCTTTAGCCTGAAAATCAAACCATTTAATGAGGTGTTCTATATACGGGAGGGCTTCCTGAAACTCAGCACGTTCAAGATTTTCGGCTACTTTCTGAGGAGCGAGGGTTGACTCCATCAGATGACCTTCATTTACTAACAAGTCAGACATTATGCCGCTCCCGTCAAGAATTGAGTGATTTCTTCGTCTGTTGCACCGTTCTGCATCATCATCAAGACTTCTTCTATAGTCGCGTCATCCATACCAGCATTACGCATATCTTCTACTGCGAGTTCTTCTTCGGTAGGTTGTTCAATAGGTGGCATACCTTCTGGTGGCATTTGACCCATTTGACCTTGCATAGCCATTTGTTGTTCTGCCATTCCCTGTTGCACTTGTTCCATTTGAGTTGCTTGCATGATTTCTTCTTCTGAGAAGGTAATATCTTCAGGGTCTTCAACACCAAGCTTGTAGATAAATTTGTTAGCGAGTGCCATTCTCTTAGATGGTGGGAGCATATCGACGACAAGTTCTTTAGCAGCACTCAATGATTCAACTTGCATACTATCTTCTTTGACTTGTGAGGTAGATGAATCAACTTCAAAGTACAATGGCTCTACACCTAGTAGGTCGTAGTCAACGTATACTTTGTTCTCGTCTTGTTGATCCCATATGATAATTTCATTACCTTCTGGGAGGACTTTACGTAGTTTATCTGCGGTGTCTTTATCTAGTTTTTCTTCTCGTGAGCCTTTGGTTTCTGCGAATGTAAGGTTTAGTGCAGTTTCACAGATTTCATTCCACCAGCCTTCGTATTGCTTACGGAAGTAGTTGTCTGATACACCAAGTTTCTGAGACATAGCATTCACACCAGCATCAGTTTTAGAGAAACCAGGGTTGCCGGATTCTGCACTTATAGATGTGTCTGATGAGTTGTTTAAGTTGAGGATTTGAGACTTGATTAAACCGTAGGTATTAGGGAAGTTCTGGAATGCACTTGTACCCATAGTGACGACTTCTACATCATTGTTAGGGTTGTCACCCATATCCCATACTGCGTAAGGAACAAACTTGATTGCACCTTTAGGTATTTGACCACGCTTCTTAACTGGTGGTGCTATTTCTAGTGCTGTACGGTACTGGAATGACTGAGTATGTGAGTCAAGAAGGTTTTGCATACCACCTGACATATCTATGACTGAGCGACCTAGTGGGTTGAATAGGTCAATGTTGTAGTACATTCGAGGTAACGGCATTTTGCCTCTAGGGTCTGGATTGACCTTTGTTCGGACTATGAATGCTTCGCTACCTTCACTTGATTGCTCTACAACAAATGAGTAGAACTTTGCACCGATACCATCTTGAAACGCATGTATGATACGGATACCGTCATCTTCAGTATTCTCTTTACTCTTTTTTTCTTGAGGGTTCTTTTGATCTTCGCCTTTAGTCTGTCTACTTGTCTTGATTTCTTCGAGCTTCTTAACATCCCATTCAGACTTGTATCCGGGGTCTTGCTCTTTAAGTTGTTTCTCGTTAGAGATAATATAGTCAATGTCTGATTCTTGATACCAGCCTTCAATAAACTGGAACTTAGACTCGTGAGAGGATACTTTACCTTTTTGTAGATAAACGTGTGTGATGTATGGGAGCTTGAAGTTAGCACGTAGTTCACCGTTATATACATCCATGAAAACATATGCAGGGCATGAGCCATACGTCATAGCATATGAACCACCACGCCATGACTTCTGAAGTGGGTCTGCCTGACAGTCCATGTGAGGGATAATGTCTTTGTTGAGCTTCCAGTTTGCGAATATGTCGAGCCATTCACCTTCTGAGCTTTTAACTACGCCTGTAGGTAGTTGTTGGATAATTCGTTTAGGAGTTTCTTGGATAATAGCCGCTAGAGTACCGTCAGTGACTTTAGGCATTGACTTGTCTACTGATGGGTGCGGTCTGTTCTGTGCGAGTCTCTCGTTTTCTGAGAGGTTATCGAACAAAGGACTCATCGCCTTTTCGGAGTCCTTGAAATGCTTGTAAACGTTTTGAGGGGTTAAATAACTGAATGCCATTACAATGCGCTCCTCTGTCTTTTACAGGTTCGGCACTCACGCCTATTCTGTCTTTTAGGCGGTATGTAAGTATTCTGCTCATTAAATTCATGCCCATTTAGACAATGAGTTTTACTAGAGTTCACTGTCGTGATAGATACTGGGCTTCTTTTCTGGTTCTCTTGTGTTGTAACAGGCTCTAGGTGTTTTGGATTTATACAATTAACATTTCTGCATAAGTGGTCGAGGTGTAAACCTTTTGCTGGTAACCCATGTATGAGTGCATACATAGCTCTGTACACACCGAGAGTTAAGTTCTTTTTACCCTTAAAATTTAAACTTAGATAGGAATAACCATAATCATCTTTTTTGTTATTGCCTGTCCATTCCCAACAGCCTGAATTAGCAACTACATAGTTACCGTATATTCTTTTCCATAGAGATAATTCTTGTGTTGAATCTAAAAAAGCCACTTTTATACCGGTTATTTGCTATTGCAAAGTTCCGGTATTCGGTGGCTATTGCTTAGTTACATTATATCAAAAATAGGTTTGAAAAGCTACTTTGTGTACTGTACGTGTTCTTCCCACGATAAGATAATGAAGTAGTCTTGACCGAGCCATGACTTACGTTCTGTCTTAAACTCTAGTATCGGTGAGTCCTTATGTTCAGTACGAAACTTTAACCATTCAGCGAGTTCTTCTTTATCGTTGGCTACTTTCTTGCGTATCTCATAGCGTATTTGTTTACCAGTGAGTGAGCCGTTCTGGTAGGTTTCTTTCTCGTCCACTTCTACACCATCCTCTCTTGTGTATTTGACTTTGTAGTTACCGTATTTAATTCTCATACCACTCCTTTAGTAAATTAGTGCGCTAGGGTTGCCTGAGTATTCTAGTGTTGACCTGTCTGTAGGTCGTACTGCTGCCATCTCTTGATACCCTGCTGAATCGCTCGTATCGTCATTGGCTGCTTTAGGAAATAGTTTTAGTTCTTCTTCCAAGTCTTTACATTGGTTTTCGCCATTCACTTTCAAGTGGAAAATGCCACCTCTTTCATAGCGAGGTACTAAAGCTTCTATCCTAAGCTCTTTCTGAGTACCACCATGCTTGAGTAGCTCTACATATGGGTAGATACCTCTTATACGTGATTGTTCTTCCCACGAGTGTTTTAATGCTTGAGTGAACTGGTTATCTTCAATACATATCTTGTGTAATCGGTAACGTTGCCAATTGTTAAACATCATGTCTATAATGCCGGTAGCTGATAACTTAGCCTTGTAACTAATGAAGTGCCATTTACCCTGCAAGTCTACGAAGTTTATTGTTATACCTACAAAGTCGTTACCAAGTTTAATATCGTCTTTGCCTCTCGGATCAATAGTCATCACATTAAATGTTTCAAGGTTCTCTACATCTGATAGTTCTTTGTACTGATACCAAGCTTCTTTAAACTTACGGTTTTCTTCATCAATAGGATTCTGTTGGTATAATGCTGAAAACTCATAAGTACCCATCTCGGTCTTTTTCTTGAGTAGTTTTTCAATAGAGAACTTGTTTGACCATAACGCTTCACCCTCTTTACGGTGTTCGTCATCCTCAGTAGCAATAGCTTTGTATTCTATAACTTCCCACTCGTCATAGGCTTCACCTTCTGACTTAGCTTCTGCTGCGTCCTTTAATACTCGTCCTGCTAGGTCGTCATCATGCCATCTTGTCAAGATGAACACCACCATTGAGTTACCTTCTTCTCTAGTTGAGAATGTTGACTGATACCATTTGTGTCGTGATTCACGTACTACTGCGCTGTCTGCTTCTTCTCGGTTCTTAAATGGGTCGTCAATGATACCTATCTTGAAACCTCTACCAGTTAATGCACCACCAACACCTACTGCGGTATATCCACCACCTTTGTCTGTTTGCCATTTCCCTTTAGCTTTAGCATCTGCACGTAGGGTAGTGTTAAACATCACATTGTATTCAGGTTGTTGCATGATGTCTCTAGTACGTTGACCGAAATCTGTAGCAAGTTCGTCTGAGTATGATGAGACCATTATCGGGAGTTCAGGGTGCTTGCCTAGTACCCATGATGGAAACTTCTGTGTTGCCATGTCTGATTTACCATGACGAGGTGGCATGAATATCATCATGCGTACATCTTCACCGTTCATAAGACGCTTATACCCACGTTCTAGCTTCTTTGCTATCTCAGCATGAAACCACTCCATGTCGTAGGTTCTATCTATTGCGATACAGTACTCTGCGAATGTACCGTTCTCTGCAACTTCTCTAAGAATCAGCTCGTCCTGCTCTTGCTTTGATAAGCTGTTCAGCTTGTTTATCACTTATTGCGACTCCCATGTTTACATTGCTTTCAACTTCGCTCTTGTCTTTCCAGCCATAGTTGTTTTTAAGGTTGAATATCGCACCAGTTGGGTTAGATGTAAGTAAGCTATTCTCTACATAGTTATGGCATCTATCTTTAGCCTTTTTTATAGTGTCAACAAATTCTTTACGTTCTTCATACTCCAATAATGTTTCTCTACTTGTATCAAGGGCTAATGCTAACCCTGTTATTGTGTATGGTTTCTGTGTTGTCATTATCTTATGGTGTACTTCGACTAGGTAATTTAGGCCGTTCTCATCTTTTAATAATTTGCCTTCTTTATCTCTTGCTTGTACCCATTCAGAGACTTCTTCCATATGTGGGTCACAATCAGCAAAGTAAGCATCAATCTTTTCTTGAAGCTCTTGAGCTGATTTAAACTTTAATGGTCTACCGGCTGTCATTGTCTTTATCCTTTAAAGCTTTAAACTTTGCTTCCTCTTGCTTGTTGTATTCTTCTAACTCGTCTTTGTCGTATAAGTGACCGAGTTCTATCATGTAGAACTTATTGGACTTACGGTTGATGTGAACCATCTTGTAATGAACTAACCTACCATCGTCTTGTCTAAAGCCCATGACTGTACCTGTTTTGACACTGAGCTTACCTTTGTCTGTGAGATAAGGTGAGAAGTCTATCCATTTGTTGCGAAGCTTCTTAGCTTGCTTGAGTTCTTGTGTGAGATTCATTTACACCACTTTTCTATAATCTTATTGTTCTTCTTCTTAGCGTATTCAGCGTATTTCTTATCTGTAGTGCCACCGTAGTAGATGTTTCTGAGGTATGAGGGGAGTTTTGATTCTTTATACCTTTTAATGGCTCGATCTAGTGTGTGCCATTCTACTTGGTATTCGTCTGCTAGTTTACTAATTGATTCTCCTGCTTTGTGTCTCTTATAGGCTTCACGACCTTGACCGATGGTGAGTTTGTGCTTTTGAGGTAAGCTTGTAGAGGTTAGTAATTCTTGTTCTGTCATCTTTTTAAATTAAAAAACCGCCTTTACTTACCATAAAGACGGAGCATCCAAGTGCGTACTAGAATTGGTCTAGTAATTCAATGTATCTAAGAAATAATGTATATGCTGAGGGTAACGTATAAAAACTTTTATAGTCTCATATGGTTAGATGCCCCGACGATACACGAAAATAAGCGTTAGCTCATGAGAGACCGTTTTGAATCGGACTTTCGTGTATCTTTATAGGAAGTAAAAGGAGCGTTTTGTACTTATATCGTATCACGCTATAGCTTAAAAATCAAGTGTGAGATATATTACAGTATTTCCATCAATCGTGTAACGTTATACCCTTGCATTTGTCCTTTGTCTGTAATGACTAGAGGTACTACCGGAGAATCAGTGTATTTCATCATGTCTTTGATGTTGTCTGCTTCATCTCGGTTTATTACTTGGTAGTTTAGGCCTTTACGATCAAGGATTTCTTTAATCAGATTGCATGGGGCGCAGGTTGGTGTTGAGTATATTGTTATCACTTATTTCTCCTTAATCTTTAAACAGTTGTCATGAGTTACTCGATTACCTTTGATGTAATAGCCTGTTGAGTTAAATGGCCACACGTCTATAAGCTCATTACACTTAGTGCATTTCTTTTTGGGTGCTTGCTTCTTGAACTGCTGTTTCCAGAATTGCAGGTCTGTGTTCATAGAGGATATTTTCTTATCAGTTTCAGTTAGTTTATCTTTAAGGTCAGACTTAGCAGATTCAACTATCTCTTTTAGTTCAGTTCTAGTCTTTGCTATTCTGTCTGCTTCATCATTTCTAACTAGCTTGAATGGTAGCCTTAAATCAATTTTCATTATTCTATCTCCTTAAATAGTTCTTTATTTGGTGGTCGAGTTCGGCTATACGGTTATCTTGGCTTATCCACACTGGGTTATCAAATTCATCTTTTGATTTAACTCTAATGCCACCGTCTTGCCACATATCAGTATTTTCCTGTTCAGCCTTTCGTTCTTTTAGGATAAGAGCTTGTAATTTAGCTTTGTCCTCTACACAGAACCTACAGAGTTTAGTAGGGCTACAGTTTTCGGTATCAGAGCATATTCTGGATATTATCTCATCTAATAATGGGTTATCTGTATTGGGCGGATTATTCGACTTGTCTGTACTCATTTTTAGTATCCTTGATTACTTTAATTAGTTCGCCTCTAAACGGTGCGAGGTAGTCGCCAGTTGATGTTTCGTACACATAACCAGGGATTCCACGCCAGCTAGTCGGCTTATTGAACGCTTGAAACCATATCCACACATTTTCAATCTTTGACCAGTCTTTGCCTATTTCGTTTTCGCCATACTTTAGTGGTGTACTGTCTACTAAGATTTCAATAGAGCCACTGCCACCACATTTATCGCAAGTTATTTCGCATGTGTTCTTTGAATCGTCTAATTGGGCGGAGTTTCTTGTAGGTATTGGTTGTGGTGGTATGCCGTTTTCATATGTTGTCATCATTTCTCCTTCGTTAAGACACCTTGTTCAAACAGCTTGATTGCGAGCAGGCAGAGGGCGTCTTCGGGGGTTGCGCCATAAAGGTTATACCTGCCCTGTGCGTAGTCGTAGTATGCGTAACTACCACATTCGTCTTGCGAAAATTCTGGTTCGTGATGGTATCCGTAATATGTACGAACTTGCGTATGGGTTGGCAACTTTCTTAATAGGTAACCACAGTCATAAGCAGGGCTTATAACGCCGCCAACACTAACTCCGTTGCGATAGACTATTTCACCAGTTTTTACAACTTCGTGGCTAGTTGTTCCATTGTCTTCTGGAACTTGGTACCACCGCCTGTCTGTATACCAGCCGCTTAGCTCATACAGCTGTTTTGATAATTCTAAGTTTGTGACGTTCATACTTTCTCTCCATTTAGTTCTGATTTGGCGAATTTAATAGCATTTAGTACATAACTGCGTGTGACTAAATGACTTCCTTCTGGTACGGTGTGTTGTTTGATTGATTGTTCTAGGTTATCTAGTAGGGTAGTGATTTGGGCGGAGATGGTTGGTTCTAAGTAGTCTGCAAGGCTTCTGATTTGTTCACTAGTCATTGGCATACTGAAAGCTGCCCAAAGAGATATTTGGCGTAGTAGTTCATCAGATTTAAGCATTGGTAATCCATCTTTACTCATTTAGTGTTTCTCCTTCTTGAGTTAATCATCCAATAGTTTTCATTCTTCTTAGGTTGGAATCGCTTCATTTATTTACTCCTATCCATGCCAAGTTATTACAACTGTATATGGATTGCCATTAATTTTATCAACCATGTTAGCTATCCAATGACTATATTTACCGATATATAGATCTCCCATATGTGGGTTTTTGAAATGGTTATCATGGCCATCTATTATTAGACAATAGTCTACATCATTATAGATGTCTACCGACTGTGGTAAATCAAATCTATCTCTGCCGCCATGATTATCAAAGTAATCCCAAGCATCGTCATGATATTCTATCTTCATTCTTTATCTCCTGTTAATGATTGTATTTGGCGGGATAGACTCTATTTTCATATTATGCTGGCATTTTTCACACGCCATAAAAGCGTGGTTAAGGTCATGGTCGTATTCACAATATACTGTGTTCTTTGAATCTAATTTTAGTGGTTGGGTGGCTTCATGCCAGCACTTGCCTGTTATTGAGCCTGATTTGTTGCGCTTGAAGTAGGCGGTGTATTTCTTTTTCTGGTTGCTGTATATGGTGATACTGTCAGTGCCTTGTCTTTTGAAGTTTGGCGATTCCATGTATTCATCAAAACAACGTAATAGCATTTCATAACTAAAGTGGTCTTCATAGTGAAGTATTAGCTTACTCATCACTACCTCCTACTATAGTCTCTGGTGTTTGGGTGGGTGCGACATATTCTTTTGCACCTTGTTTAGTAAAGAACTCTCCTGACCAGTCACTTTGTATCAAGCCGTTACATTCATCAATCATTTCTAGTATGATTTCTTTTTGGCGTGGGTTATCTTCTTGACTCATGGCACTCATTGACCGACCAAGCTCACAGTATTCATCAGTAAGTTTCTTGCCTTTTTCGCTATGTAGTTCCCAGCCCTTTAAACTACCCCACTTAAGCAGTATGTAATCTTTGCCAGTCTCTAGCTTGATGTTTTCTAGCTCTTTAATCTTCTCGTCTATCTCGTTTCTAGCTTCTGCGTATTCATCAGTGGTAAGTATTCTACCTTCGTATTTTTCTTTAAGCGTCATTAGTATCTCCCCTTAATATAGTCTTACTAGTTTGGTTTATGGTTTGGCGTAGTTCGTTTCTGTGCTTAGTTCTTTTTGTCCAGTACATAGGGTTACTGGGGCTTTGAGTTGTGCCACGCACTTCGGTGTCTTCTTCCCCCACAATAGCCTTAGTGTAATCTTCAAATAGAGTTATGAGGGATTGGTTAGCATCTGACTCAGCCTTAGCCCATCGTTTCATTTGGGTTTTTGTCACTGGGCTGTTTGCTATAGCTACTGCCTTATCAGTTAGGTCAGATAGTATTTCTTTTAAACGCTCAGTAAACTTTTCATGTGTCATGGCTTCAATACCCAACCTCTCTCATTAGCTGTTTTTGCTCGCATCCAATCTTCGCTCACACAGTAGTAACCACTTCGTAGTGTTGCATCATCAACTAGCCCGATTGAACCATCTTCGTAAGTGACTCGGTATGATTCATCTTCGTATTTGCCATCATCTTCAAAAATAGGGTCAGCTTGGATAATTTTCTTTAAGCTTGAGCAGTAGTAGCCTGCTGGTTCTGTCATAGTTCGGTGCATCCCTCTTAGCCCTATACCAATTAGGTACAGAACAGCTAGGCTAATTGCGCCAACTGCCAACACTACTAAGGTCGTTTCTAAGCGTTCTTTAAATTGTTGGTGGGTCATAGTTCTACCTCTACCCTTATTGATTCGTTTGCTGATAGAGCTACTGAATATATATGACGTTTTGCATCATCTAATTTGAACTCTACACGCTTAGTCTTACTTCCTCTATGTGTAATATGAGTTACTGATACGATTGTCTTTTTTCTAAATAGCTTCATTATTCTCTCTCCATGCTGTTAATAGGGTGCGTAGTACTTCAATCTTATCCGCGTCTAAGTTTACAAAGTGTCCATGTGCTACATGGGGTTGAGATTGTCTTCTTTGTAGGTTGAAGATGAATTGATCGTAGTCTTCAAATTTACCTTCTTGTATACCTAGCCCTACGTTCATCCACCATGTCATAAATGTTTCGTGAGGGAATTGTAGGGATATGTCACCATCTTTATGAGGAAGGTCGTA